TCATCAGAAAGTAAAGCCTGATCAACAATAGCAGTTATTCCACTAGTTAATCCAGTAATTTTTAATCCGATTAATTGGTCTATATAAGCATCTATTGGAACACCCTGAAAGGTGTTATTAAGTTCAATGCAATGATAATTTTGATTATACGCAGTATTTCCAGGTATTACTTTTGCACCTTCTTTAAAAAAGTGTTGCCCAAATCTTTCAATTTGATTCTGTAATATTGATTGTAGAGTTGTTAATTCTCTAGCCTGAATAGGATATCCTGGTTTAAACAGTACCCTATGATAGTTATTATCCGGATCAAAATCGTCATAATATGGTGAAACGTTTAGGTTTGTTATTTGTGACATAATTCTTTAGAACTGCAATATAACCTTGATATCTTCTTTTTGATTAACAGATCGTGTGACTGATGGTCTATTATCAACATAAATTATGCTCCCAGAATCTTTTGCGACTTCGGGGCTTGCAATTCCATTTACAAACGATTGACCAAGGTAGTATGTTCTATTATTTATTACAGTCGAAACACCGGTAAAGGTATCATTAATTGTCAATTCTTCGAGAACACCTCCACCATAAACTCTTAATGATCCACCAGATCCTGGAGATGCTGTAAATTTGTTTCTAACAAATCCAAATTCAGGATTTGTTATTGCAACACCAACAGTATTGAATCCTGACATCGATCTATCTTGCCAGATTTTTAAAACTCCAGTTGCCTGATCATAATTAACTACTTTCCCAACTGCAGTTGTACCTGTTGAAATATTTTGAGTAATAAATGAATCTGCTTCAAAAGTTGCCGAACTATAACCAATTCCAGTTAATCTGAGAGCTTGAACTGCACTAGCCTTATCAAGTGTTAAACCTGACACTGATCCAAATGCTTTGGGATTTTCAATAAGACCAATTCTTGCAATTTGATTTCCTGTTATAAAGTCTGGGTTCTGATTATCGTTTTCAAATCTAGAATATAACAAAATATTTCTTGTACCAAGTTCTCTAAAAATATTGAATCCATGACCACCTTGTGGAGGAATCATAACTTCCAAAACTGGTCTAGTAGTACCCGTAGGAATTCCGCCAGCAACTATATCCACATTAGCATAGGTATACCCAGATCCTTGATTTGATACAACTACGCTATCAACTTGCGAATCGTTATTAATAGTAACTGTACATTCTGCACCTGTTCCATCACCATTAATTGGAACTTTAGTATAAACTACTCCAGCACTTCCAAGTGAAGTTCCTCTACTACTAACAACAACAGTTTTGATAGAACCATCAACAGCATTATCACGAACTGCACTATTAGTACTAGAAGTTTCCCAATCATCTGGGACAGGAATATAATTTGTAGAATCAAATTTTACAATATCAGAAGGATTGATAGTGTAAAGGTATTTCCAAATATATCCATCACCACTAGAACCAGCAGTTCTTGGTTCTAAATCAGTAAATTTTGGTTCATCAAGAGAAGGACTTCCATTGGGAGTTTCTGGTGTAGTTCCATTTTGCAAACAGATATAAACTCTATAATCACTATTAAGAACAAAATAACTCGCTCCATATAAACTAGTTGCGCCAGACACCGGAGCAGTATTGGAAACACTATAATCATGACGATACATATCATAAGTATTACCAGAATTCCAAGTATTTTTTGGAACTACTAGTTTAACATCTCCGGAAGAAATTTTCTTAAGTGCTATTATAGTTTCCCAAAAATTATTCTCATCGTTAAAACTATCAATAGGAGAAGGTGGATTATTATCCCAATCACTTTGAATGTCTGAAGAATTGGGCAATCCCATAAAAGAATAATACGAGTTGGTTGTCGTAGTTACTCCTGCAAGAAAATTCCTTGCACTCAATATTCTAATTTGGTCAGTTATAATTGCAGCCATTTTTATAGTTTTTATTTATTTATTAGAGTTGAATAAAGTTAGAATACTTAAATCTATTTAGAGATTATACATCATAGTCTACATATTTTAATGGTACATATCTCCTCACATAAGCAGAAGTATCAATACCAGTCACTCCATTTTGATTATAGAACGGGAATTCTTGTGTAGACGTTCTGGCATTACAATCAATCCTACCCCAAGTATAAGATCCATAATAATTACGGTATACGAAATTATCAAAATCGCCTGTTCCAAATCCTGCAAGTACATCAGTAAAGGTAGTATTTGTAAATCCAATTCCAGAACCAGGTAATGGAGATCCTCCATAAGTGGTAACACCAACAGTGATTTCTCTAACAGCTCTACCTCCAACGTTGGTAATATCCATAAGAATAGTTTCTGCTTTCAATGCTTTATAAACATTATCAAGAGCAGTTGATGCAATACCAACAGTTCCTCCATCACCATCTATAGAACTAGCTGCCATACCAAGATTAGACTCTCTAAGTACAAAATAATCACCTTCATCTATTTCACTTACTGTAATAGCAGTTCCAACCATTGCAGTATCTTGCATAAAAGAATTATCTGGAATTAATAACTCAAATACAAGTGCCGTAGTTGTACCAACAATAGAAGTTGTTCCTATACCAACAAGTAATCCACAATCACCAGTATAAACTACGCCAGAACTAATTCTTTCCGTTAATCCAGGAGGTTCTGTCATTAGAACTTGAGGTGATGTACCTGCGGTATGGAATGAAGTATATCCAGTACCAGGTCCAGTCATAGTAAGTCCAGTAACTATACCTGCAGAACTAATATATGCTCTAGCAGTTGCTCTATTATCTGATCTCAATCCAACAGGATTTTCAATAATTACTACCGGATTAGTGGAATAACCCACTCCACCATCAGAAAGGGTAAGTGATGTAATTGAACCGCCCGCAGAGACTGTTGCGGTGGCAGCAGCAGCGATTTTAGTGTCTTGAGAAACAAGTAATATATCCTTCTGGAAAGATACTGAGATATTGTTTTCATTTTGCTGGTCAAATAATGGTCTTATACTATCCACATAAATCGCAGTAGATCCAACACCAACACTTTGAATAACGTTAGTATTTGGATAGATATTAGCTTCATATAAAGCACGATCCTTAGAAACTCTCTTACCATTAAGAATAAAATCTTCAGTTTGCTTATACCAATTTACTGGACGTAAGAAATTAATATCAGTAACATTTCCTGGTCCAAAATATGGATTTGTTGATACAAGATCAGTAGAATCGATAGTGTAAATAAGTCTTTTATCTTCTTGCAAAACTTCGCCTTGACCTAATGATGGATCATTATTAATCTGCAAAGAATCTCCTTCTTTTATAGTTTCTAGAATATCAACGTCTTTAACGTCAATAGCACCACTACCTTTATAGAAAATAATAGCTGCAGTATCACCTGGTTCTGGAGGTTCTCCAAAAATAATTGTACTTCCTCCAGGGAAAATATATCCCTCACCAGGAACTTGGAGAATATTATTGTAAAATACAAGTAAAGTATCTTGTATATTAATACCCGATCCCTTAGATGCTTTAATAGAAGTTATTACACCATTAATTCTTAATTGGAAATCTTTTCTAATTCCATCAAATTGATCATGAATACTATCAAGTGGTTGAAGTTGACCTATAGACCATCCAGAGAATTTATCTGTATATATTTTGTCAATATTCAATGAAAAATGTTCAAATGATCCAAGTGCCGATGCATGTGTTGGAATTCCAGTAACACCACCAGTAGGAACTGTAATATATTCATCAAGTATGTACCCATAACCAGTATTTGATAATGAGAACTCTGAAACAGCAGAATCTTCACTAACAGTAATATCAACTACAGCATATGTTCCAAGACCAGCTACCGTAGAAACTCCATATTCTTGATAAACTAAAGGAACATTAGAATAAGAACGTGGTTCATCAACTACAACATCATATGTCTTTGTTGTAGAGAATCCGGCGTCTGTATTTGTTATAGAACATCCGGTTGAAATCATACCAGTAGAAGAACCTAAAGTATTAATACCAATAGTACTAAATCCAATATGTGTTATTACATTTTTATTAGAAGGATCAGTTCCTGTTACTATACCAATATTTGCAATTCCAACTTTTGGATCCAAGATTTTAATCTTAACTGCGGTTCCTGCAGCCATTTCATATACACTTGCACTTGAAACTCCAATAGTTACTGATGTTGTACCTATAGAAGTAATAGTTGTTGATTTAATAAATGTACCAATTCCAATTGTACAAGTACTACCATATCCAAGCATCTGCAAAATACCAAATACACTATTCTTATTATTAAGTGTAATTACTCCAGTTGATGCAGCAGAAACAACAGTCGTATCAGTTAAAATCTCATAACTATCATGTGCTCTATACCCGGATCCAGTATAACCTATTGTAACTGCAGATATTGTACCGCTAGTTGGATCAGAAGCACCAGGTGCTATTGTTATGGTTGCTCCTGCACCTATTAATGGTTGATATCCAAGTCCTTCAGATGATCCAACTGAAACGATTACACCACCAATTGGCAGGTTTGATTTATTAACATCATAAGTAAGAGTGGGAGGAGTTCCTGTAAAGATTGCTGATGTAATACCGCTCGATGCATTATAATCTGTCGTATAATCATTTGTAAGTCCCGGAATCTGGAATATATCATTAATTAATAAAACTCCATTTTCATCCTCTATTTCAGATACATTAGCGTAACCTTGAGTTAAAGTAAATGTATTTTCAGTTCCATTAAAGTTATGAGAAATATCATCAAATAAGTAGTTTTTACTATATGATTCATTAGAACTACCTTGTGTTCCAGATCTTATAAAAGATCTTCCTTGGAAGACAGAACTAGTACTAATTCCGGTCCAATCTCTATCATATGGATCACCATCAACTGAAGCCTCTGGAATATTACCATATGGTGCTTCGGCAAAGTTAAGAACATTATTAACAATATTATAATTACCCGATACCTTTTTAACAGATGCTCCAGTATCATAACCAACTGCTACTGTACCCAACCAAGGTCTCTTAACAAGAATTGCATTTGTTAAGGTTCCTATGCCTATAGTTTGGACTTTAACAATCTCAGAATCATTAATCTGCAATAAATCATCACTCGCAATTGATGTAATTCCAACTAATTGCATAATGTCATCAGTTTTTAAACAGTCATCAGAAAGAGTGGTTGTTACTGCTGTTCCAACAACTGGAGATTGTATATAGTTATCTAATGCAATCAAAACTTTCTGATTTTGATTTTTTGCTGTAAATGTAGCCGTATTACCAATTCCAACCGAAGTAATATCAAATACCGTAGGAACAACTGCTAATGCATCTGCTGCAGTTGCTGCAAGTTTAATTTTATTAGAATCAATCTTAACCGCAAAAACAGTACTTGGTAATTTATCAGTAGATCCAATACTAGGTACTGAAGTAGTTACAATTCCAATATGCTCTGTTGTACCTGTACCTGGTGTTGAATATGTTAATTCTTCACCACTAACAAAGAAATGGTTGGGAATAGTAATGGCATCCGCATCAGTAACATCAGAACCTGCATATTCTGAGAAAAATCTTCCTCTTTGTGTCTTATAATTTCTATCAACTTCACTGGCATCCAATCCTTTACCCTTATACACTCTCACTACAGCAATATCTGTTGTACCACTACCTCCAGATTCGCACTTACCAATCAAGACTCTTGATTGTGTTGTTAATATAGTCCCAGAATAAGTTGTTTCAGTTGCTCCCTTTACTCCATCAAGATAAGAACTAACAGTCGAACCAATTCTACTAACTACAATATGTTGCCATACATTTAATTCTGCTTTTGAAGGAAAATCTCCCGAAGTATCCAAAGCACCATTAACTGCTTTAAATATTATGGTTCCTTGAGAAACATATCCAGAATCAATATAAAGACTGAATGTATTATCAGATGGACTACCACTACCCCATCCAGCAGCAATTATGTGTTGATTTTTGCTACCACCAGAAGCAAATGCTGTTGGTCT